GGTCGTCGCGTCGGCCTCCAGTACGACGAAGTTGAACGGCACCCACGGCGTCCACTCGCCGTTCAGCCACATGCGTTGCCGAAGCGAGAGCCCGTCACCGGGCCCCGACTCGATCTCGTACAGCCCGTTCGAGAGGCGCCACTTCGAGGGCTGGTTCCGCACCTGACGTCCCACGACCGGCGACAGGTCGTCCCCCATCAGCAGGGTCGCCGCGCCGTCGTAGTACCGCTCCGGGTCGATGAAGTACTGCACCACGAGGTTGCCCGACCAGTTCGGCCATCCGTAGTAGATCACGTCCCCGGACTGCCCCGATCGGACGACGTTATCGGGCGCCCACGCGCTGGTGTACCAGGACTGATCCTCCTCGGAGAAGAACGACACTGACCGTGCCGCCGCGGGCACCGCGTACGACGCGACCCCGGGCTTCGACGACGACGACGGGCGCCGCGCGCCGAGCTGCCGGAGTTCGATCAGCGGCGCCGCGTACCCCGTCACCCGCACGAGCGACACGGAGAAGTCCCAGAGGCCTTCCCACGCGGTGCCCTCGGCCTCTTCGACCGTCACCCCGCTGACTCGGTAGAACCCGGTCAGCTCGGGCTGCTCCTCCCACACGACGGGCACGACCGGCTCGTCGGGCGAGTTCACGTACCCGGTCAGCTGCTGCCGGAGCATCTCAGCGCCGGCACGGTCGGCGTACGCGGTGACCCCGCCGATCGTCAGCGTGGTGCCGTCGTCCGACACGGACTGCACCTCACCGGACTGCAGGTCGACGCCGAACCGGCCGACGATGAGCTTCATGCGAGACTCCTGTCGTAGTCGCGGAGCGCGGTGGTGGCCTGACGCGCGGAAATCACTGCGGGCTGCGGACGATCACGGATCTCCCGCAGCAACGCGACGATCTCCCTGTCACGAGCACCACCGAACCCGTTGCGCTGCCACCCGGGCGGGAGCGGGAGAACCGCCTCATCACGTCCACGACCGGCCTCACCGAGCAGAGCGAGCGTGCCCGACGCGGACCCCCGGACGATCGCCCCGTCAGCCAGCTTCGGGATCGTGGGGAGGTTCACACCCCACGACTGCCCGCCGACGATCGGCACCCAGTCGGGGATCTTCACCGACAGGGAGTTCAGGCCACGGATCGCCGCGTTCACCAGTGAGATGATCCCGTTGATCGGGCCGCGGACGACGCCCAACGCTGCCTGGAAAGCGGCGCCGATGAAGGCGGCGATCCCACCGAACACGTTCTGCACTGCACCGCCGACCAGCTCGATCGTCGCGACGATCCCGGCGATGATCGGGGAGATCACGTTCCGGTAGATGAACTCGAACGCGCGGGCGACGTTGTCGAACACCGGTGAGATCACGTTCTCGTACAGCCACGTGAAGATCGCAGCCCACGCCTGCACGTACAGCACGATCCCGTCGATGATCGGCGCGATCACGTTGTCGTACAGCCAGTTGAACACTGCGCCGATGCCCACGAAGATCGGGTGCAGCACCGTGTCCCACAGCCACTCGAACAGTGCCGCCCACAGGCCGATGTACAGCATGATCCCCGTCACGACCGGGAGGATGATGTTCTCGTACAGCCGGGTGAAGATCTCACCGATCGCGGTGAACACCGGCTGCAGCACCGACTCCCACAGCCACGTCACCGCGGCGCTGATCGCCTCCGTGACATTCGCCCAGATCTCCCGCCCCAGCTCCGTCTGCGTGAAGAAGTACACCAGCCCCGCCACGAGCGCACCGATCGCTGTGACGACGAGCATGATCGGGTTCGCGGTCATCACGAGGTTGAAAGCGGCCTGCACGCCGGTAGCGATCTTCGTGGCCGCGAGCCACTTCGCGAGACCGCCGGCAGCGGCGACCGTCGCGACCGCGTTCATGGTGACGAATCCGCCGACCAGGACGCCGAGCCCGATCGCCAGGGGAGCGAGCCAGTCGCTGTTCGCGGATGCCCAGTCGATCAGCCCGGAGATCGACGTGAACGCGGTGTTCACGAGCATCGTGATCCCGCCGAGCACCCCCATGATCTGGGGGTGGAACTTGGCGATCAGGTTCGCGAGGCCCCGCGTGATCGCAGTGTTCAGGTTCGCCTGTCCCGTCGCGATCCCGTCCGTCGCGGACCGCGCCTGCTCCTCGAACGACGCGAACGCGCCCGTCCCGTTCTCGTTCAGATCGAGGATCGCCTCGTTGAACGCGTCGAACGTGACGTCGCCTTCCTTCATCGCGGCGTACAGATCCATCGCCCCGTTACCGGCGCCGAGCAGCGACTCCGCCATCTGATTGATCTGACCCGGCATCGCCGTCACGACCGACCGCCACGCGGCCATATCGACCGCGCCCACAGCCAGCATCTGCGTGTACTGCTCCATCGCGTTCGACTGGAGAACAGTGTCCTTACCGCCGGCGAGGAGAGCGTTGTTGAACGCGAGGCTCAGATCGGTGGCCTCCGCGAGCCCGCCCGTGAGCGGCGCGAGCTGCTGCACCATCCCGACCATCGAGTTCAGCGAGGTCGGCAGACCCATCAGCCGATCCGACATCACCTGGATCGAGTCGGCCGCTTCCTCCGACGAGTACCCGAAGTTCTGCATCACCTTCGGGAAGTTGTTCATCGTGTCGACGCGGCTGATCGCCCCACCGACCGCGCTCGAGATCGTCGACATCGCCTTGCTCGCGACGGTCGCGACCAGACCACCCACAGCGCCCGCGATGCCCGCGTTCAGCGGCTTCATCGCCGACGACATGTCGACGCCACCGAGCGCCTGCTTGATGTCCTTCGACACCCCGGGCATCTTCGTCGTCAGAGCGACGTACGCAGACGCGACCTCGACGGTGGACATGCACACCCCCTCCGCAACAGAGGAGAGCCCCGGAGGATGATTCCTCCAGGGCTCTCAGGGGCGGGGCTTGCGCCGCCCGCTATTCGAGAGTGTGCTCCGCGGCCGCGAGGTTCACCTTCGCCGCGAACTGCCGCATCTTCGGCTCGTCCTTCAACGGCCCGTCGATGACGACGACCCCACCGTCAGGGAACGTCACGACGACGTACCCTTTCGACGTGTCCTTCTTGAGCAGCCCGCCGACGATCGCGCCGACCGGGCCCGCGAGGATCGCGCCGGCCGCGATGCGCGTCAGCGTGGTCCGCCCGTTGAGCACCGAACCCGGCTCATACTCGGCGACCACTCCGGCGATCGGCCGCACCGTCTGCTTGAGGCTCCCCTCAGGCATGAACCGGTACGTGCCGTCACGATTCACCGAGTGGAGCCCGTACGCGGCGTCGCGCTGAGAGCGCGCCATCTGCGCATTCCACGCGTCCTTGATCCCCATGGCCGACAACCTACGCCGAACCCGCACGGCCCGCCAGTGCCTGACGACGCATGTGCGCCGCCGCCTTCCGAGTCATCGTCTCGGCCTGCAGCCGACGTTCGTGCGCCCACTGCGGGTCAGGGTCAGGGCGAGGCTTCTCGCCCTTCGATCCACGCTCCCGGTAGTCGAGCACCCGCAGCCAGAACTGCACAGTGCGCAGCTCGCGGACCTCGTCGGACAGCGAGGCGGGCCCGCCGACGTCCTTCCAGAACGCGCAGCCCGCGGGCAGCCACACGACATACTCGGCGAGCTCGCTCGGCGGCATGGAACGCGCCTCCAGCACGCTCCGAAGATCGATCTGATACTCCGCCCTCAACGAGGCACGCATCGCCCCACGGTGATGCGCGAGCCCCTCGCTGAGGATCAGGAGTTTGGGTCGACGGCCTCGAACACGTCGCGGATGAACTCGGACGCGGCCTGCAGCCGCACGCGGCCATCGTCGCCACGCAAAGCCTCCATGGCCTCCCCGAACTTGTCGCCCGTCAGCCGTCGCATCACCGGCGCGAGACGCGTGTTGTCGCCGTTCTGCAGCCGATCCATGTCGTCGAGCAGCTCGAAGTCGTCGAGCGTGTCCTTGTCTACGACGAGCTCCACGCCGCTCACGATGACGACGCCCGCCTTCGGCTTCCGATCCTGGGGCTTCTTGGCTGTCGCCGGCCTCTTCGCGGTGGTCACCGTAGCCTCCCCGGTCACGACGAGCTCGACGAGGACTCGTCGTCGACGACGACCTCGAGAACGTCGTACGAACCGATGACCTCGCCGATGAACGGGAACCCGGCGATGTCGTTGTTCACGAACACCCGGTCGCCGTTCGCGGAGATCTCGATGCGCTCGAAGATCCACCGCTCCTTGATGCTGGTGTCGTCCGCGTCGAACACGTCGACGACGGCGGCGCGCGCGGCGACCTTCTGTCCCGTGCTGCGCGTCGACTTCCGCACACCCCCGGTCGTGGACACGCCCGACTCGGAGTAGCGCAGCGCCTTCGTCTGCGCCTTCGACTCGAGCGCGACGAACGCGATCGTCGTGCCCGGCGTTTCGATGCGGGTACGGACGACGCGCGCGCCCTGGTGGCCGCGGATCTCGGTCTTCGACCCCGTCAGCGCCTCGGTGATGCCGTCGGAGTGCAGCCACCCGACGTCCTCGAAGGCGGGATCGAGTTCACCGTCGATCGTGGTCGGGAGAGTCGTCCCAACCGCGGCGAGGTGGATCGCATCACTGTCGGATCCGAAGATCCGAGCCAGAGCAGCGTTCACGGACATGTGTGTCTCCTTCTTGTGAGCCGGTCATGTCCGGCATGAGAAACCCCCCTGCACGGCGCAGAGGGGTGGTCTTCGGAGTGGGGGTCAGCGCTTCCCGCGCACCAGGAGCTGGAGGGTGAAGGTGTACCGGTCTTCTCCGGTGTCGGGGTCAGGGTCGAAGTACGGACCGACGACCTCGTCCACGCCCCGCACGAGCGGCATCGACGCGTAGCCGTTGAGGAACGCGTGGCGCAGCTCCCGCGCGATCGCGGACGCGTCTTCGTCGTCGACGGCCGAACCGCACGTGACAGTGATCTGCGCGCGCTCGAGTACCCGGTTCACCGCGCCGCCACCGGTGCGCCACACTCGCGCGTAGCGCACCGGCCTCGGGTTCGCGATCTTCGTGGCGACATCGGCGGTCGTCCGCGTCTGCGCGAACGCCACGCACATCGTCTCCACGTCGGGGAAGGTCACGGCACCCATGTCATCTGCCTCCGACGGCGCGGGTGAGTCGCTTGTCGCGAGCCTCCTCGCGCGCGCCCTGTGCGTTCGCGGCGCGGATGAACGCACGGCCCGTCCACTTGTGGGGCAGCGAGACGACCTCGAAGTTCGCGCCCGCCCGCGCCTGCATCGCGCGCGCCTGGCGGAGGACCTCGCCCTGCACGCCCCGCGACGTCATCACCGCGTTGATGCCCCGGAGGTTCAGCTTCACCTTCACGTCGTTCGTCATCAGCCGGCCACCTCCTTGAGCGGGATCCGCACCCCGTCCATCGACGAATCGAACGGCGACTCGAAGATCAGGGTCTCCCCGTCGACCTCGTACACTCGGCCGCGTCTCGTCACCCGGTCACGGTGCGTCATGATCGTCCCGATCGGCGCGTAGATCGTCGGGCGGGTCTCCGTGCGGTCGTGGCCTGGGACGAGCGGTGCTTCCGTGACGCCCGGGTTGAACGCGTAGATCCAGACGTCCGTGGGCGCATCCCACGAATCCGCCACGTTCCCGCGTGAGTTCTTCGCGCCGCCGACGAACGCCTCATGCGACACCGTCTCGCTGAGGTTGCGCATCACGGCCCCACGTAGAACGGCGACGTCGGCGGGATCAGATCGATCTGGAACGCGCCGTCGTGCTGCCCCTGCAGCTTCGACATCTCGTCGTCGGTGATCCCGAGCCCACCAGGGACGTCACCGCCGTAAGTCTTCGAGTTCGTGAAAGGGCCCGTCGTGATGTTCGTCTGCCGGATGCCCTCAGGATTCCGGAACACGCGCGTGACCATCGCGACGGTCACGTCCTTCGCGACCTCGACGAGATCCATCCGCGGGGGCTCCTCCGCGCCCTCCGCTGTGATCCGCGCGTCGATGTCACGAACACGGCGCCGGATCTCCCGCTCCGCCTTGTTGATCCACGTCTGCACCAGCCCGTGGTCCGAGGGCACGCCCTCACCGATCCACGACCCGATCACATCCGTGGGGGAAGTCCACGACGGCATGTCACACCTCCCAGCGGCATCGGTCAGGGAGCAGGCGACGCAGCACGTCACCGACCTCCCCGTCGAACGACTCCTGATTGCCGGACAGGTACGGCATCGGCTGCTCGAGCTTCGCGGCCAGATCGTCACCGATCTTCGACTTCGCGTTCCCCGCGTGCGTGCCCTCACCGCCCGCCCCCGCCGCGACGTACAGCATCGACATCGCAAGCGACACATCCGCCGGATACTCGGCGAGCAGCGTCCGCAGACGGTCCCGGTCCATGAGCAGCGGCGTGTGCGTCTCGTAGCAGAGGACGTCGTCGACGCCGGCGCGAGCGCACAGCCAGTCGGTCGTGTTCCGCACAGCCCGGAACCAGGAGTTCCGGTCCCGCCAGTTCGCCTTCAACCACGCCCGGGTCGGCCCCATGTGCACCATCGGCATGCGGCCGATGATCGGCTCGATCACGTAGTGGTCCTCGTTCATGAGGTAGAACTCGCGAGGCGCTCCCTTCGCGTTCACCGCCGCGGTCAGCGACCGACGCTGGTTCGCGAACTTCTCGGGCGCGGGGTCCAACGGCAGCCGCCGCACACCCTTCACCCAGTCGGGCACCTTCCCGACGACCCACACCTGCGTCACGTCGGCCGCGTTCACCGCGAGCGACCGCAGCGAATACCGCAGCTCCTCGTGGTTCCGGTTCCCGCCGACGATGTACACGGCCGCAGTCATCACGCCTCCGATCGAAGAGGGTGAGGGTGGGCGCTGCATGGCAAACGCCCACCCTCAGGACGTCACGACGAGCTCGAGCTGGACGAGGACTCGTCGACAACGGGCTCAGCCGGAGTGAGCACCGCCGCCGGGTACCGCGACGCGCCGCCGACCCGCGTCACGGGACGCGCGATCTGGAACCCGACACGGAACACGACGCGCAGGATCTTCGAGTCCTGCTGGTACGCGTTCACGATGACCTTGCCCTCGGAGTCCGAGATGACGCCGTCCTTGGAGATGTCGAACGTGATGTCCTGGCGGACACCGACGACGAACTTGGACCAGTCCGCGGCGAGCAGCGTCGCCACGTCCGCGTCCCACGACCCGTTCATCACCTCGTTCAGCGGGTAGCCGTACAGCGTCGACGGGGTGCCGGCCGCGAGCGAGGGGACGTAGATCGGCGTGCCGTTCTCGTTCCGCAGCCCGACGAGCTGCCAGTTCAGGCCCGGCTTCGAGGCGAACCCGTTCGCGGCGTAGCCGTCTTCGGCGAGCAGACGCCCGAGCTCGGCGACGTCGACAGCGATGTCGTCCCCGGTGCCGGCCACGACGGTGTTGCCCGCCGCGATCGCACCCGGCACCACGGCGGTCGGCCACGAGACAGGCTTGTCCGTGCCGAACAGGCCCGCGTCGTCGACCTTCCGGCCGATCGCCTCGATGAGCAGCGGACGCACCTCGTCCCAGATCGGGACGTTCGTGTCGTCGAACAGTGCGTCCGGGACGACGACAAGCGCCGCGAGCTCTTCCGCGGTGATCGTCTGCGAGTCCCACTCGGCCTTCGTCGTCTGCTTGAGACCCGTGTCCCCGTTCACCCAGTAGGCGTCCGGGAGCGCCGACAGGATCGGCTGCTTGAGGGTCTTCGACGACAGCCGGATCCGGCGTGCGCGATTCAGGAGCACCGACGCGTGCGGCAGCTCCTTGATGATCTCCTTGGCGACGGGCTCCGGGACCAGAGGCCCACCCGCGCCGCGACTGATGATTTCTTCGTAGCCAGCCATCGCCGACTCCCTTCGTAGTTGATGAACTTGAGGTCAGGCGCTGCGTGCCGCGGCACGCAGCCAGTCCTCTGTGCTGGTCGGCGCCGGCGCGCGGCCCTCCCCGGGGACATACGCCCCCCATTCCGGCTCGCCCTTGAAAGCGATGAGCGCATCCGCCCACGCCTCGAGCTCCTCCTTCGTGCTGCCAGCCAGCAGCGACGCCGGGATGACGATCCCCTTCGCGGGGTCCGACTTCGCCTCGGCGACCTCGGCGCGCAGCTTCGCGGTCTTGAGCTCGGCGTTCTCACGCTCGATTTCGGCGAGCCGCTCGGCGGCCTTCTGCGCATCGGTCTTGTCGCGGTCCTCGTACTCCTTGATCCGCGCCGCGGCCTCGGTGGCAGCCTTCTCGGCCGCCTTCCGTGCCTCACGCTCGGACTTGAGAGCAGCCAGCCCTGCCTCCCCGAGCGGCTCGTCAGGCTTCGCGCCTTCGGCCTCCGGTTCTGCGGGTGGTTCGACAACCGGCTCAGCCGGAGCTTCGGGCGTAGACATTCGTGCCTCCATGTGTGATGCGGCAGTCGCGCCGCGCGAACCCCGTCCCAGTCGCGGGAGAGGGAAGATCGATCAGTGGGTGCGGTGAGCGACGCGCCAGCCCGCGAGGATCGCCTTCGTCGACGTCCCCTCGGCGGCGCTCGCCGCGGCCGCGTACATCGCCTCGTACTGCGCCGTCTCAGCGCTCGCGAGCTCGGCCATCTCGGTCCCGAAGT